TACAGGAATGGCTCCTTAATAAAAAAGAGAGGCGTATGCCCCTCCTTATTGAAGTACTTTAGCGATAAAAATAGTGTCGATCGTTTCGAAACTCGGCAAAACGATTTCGGATACGATCGTTTCCACGTTGACTGGATGAGGTTCTTTGATACTCGTGATAGCCACGCCTGTATTGACGATCTGCACTTCCGCAGATGTCGCACCAGCCATCAAGTCAGCTTCTTCCGGCGTAGTACCATACCAAGTGCTCCCCAGATTGCCCTCAGGGATCAGCGTGAAGGACTTTTCTGGGTAGAACAGGTGGGAGCTGCCATCTTGCAAAGCGTATTTCTTGGTATACACCTCGATCTGCAGTCCCACTTTGTCCTGCAGATATTGTTTCAGCATGGAGTCGGTCAAAATGATGTTTTGTCCTCCCAGCGGGTTCATGTCAAGACGAATTGAAGGATGTCTCAGCAACGCAGTCCAAACATCCAACGAGCAGATCGCACGCGTCGGTTTCGTCCCCGTGTCTTGCTCAACTTTTTGCTGCCACCGTTGGATATCTTGGATTGGCGTACTTGTTGGATCAGACCATACCGCCGCGCCTGTCAGAACTTCTTTATGTTCCTCCGACATTCTGTAGTCGTAATCAAAATATTGACGATTGTCAGTGATTTTGATTTTACCAGTGGACAGCAACTGCATAATCATCCGTTCAGGAATAACCTGGGCACCACTAACCAAATTCGCCACGTCGTCAAAAATCGTTGTTATGAGCGGCATAACGTATTGTTCGTTATTGCTCCCCATCAATTTCAACAATTCTTGACGATCTTTCTCGCCGATCCGCATGGCCTCTCTGAAGAATGGCATTTCTAGCTCTACCTTAGAAATGCCGATACGATCCCGCAAAGTTGCCTTAGCGTCGAATGCGGATGGACGCAAGGACACTGGCAGTCCGCGGGAACCCTTGATCCATGCTAGGTCTAGGCCCAACTTTTTACGAGCAGGGAAAAGCGTTGCCCCCAAATACGGAATTTTGTTACTCGGGTTGTTCGTTACATACGAAGCGATCGCTCGAGCGTTGATCATATCAAAAATATTCATTCGTCATCTCCCTTTCTTAAGCGATAAACGTAATTTGTTTAAGTGCAGCGACAGCTTCTGGCGTCGGAGCTTCTGGCAACTTTGCCAAGTCTACAAACCCATGAATCAACAACGCACCTGACGCTGGGCCATATGTGACATCAACATCATTAAATAAAACGCCTTCCGCCTTTTCGTCATTGGATTTAACAGCCAATTTGGATGCATCTGCAATAACGCCGCCACCCATGATTGTGCCGGCCGGTACGATCTTTTTGCCATTGGCATCAGGTGTCACACCCGCTGTATCGACAGTGATGGCCAGATTGACGTAGTGATCCGGGAACTTCAGGATCTCTTTCCGGTTACCGTAATCAGTTTGAATGAATTTACTCATTCGCTTTTCCCTCCAAAGTAATGATTTTGCGCCTCTGATGTAGAGGCATTTTGCTTGGCGAACTCTGCGATACGCTTGCCGAAGTCGGCAGCTTTGTCAATTCCACCACCGCCACCTCCGCCGCTGCCTTCCGTTGGTTTCATGCCTTTGAACTGAAAGTGACTTCCGCTGCTATCCTCTGGAATAAACAAAAAACCCTTGCTTGTTTGCAGGGTTTTGATTTGGTCGTCTAGTCCGCCTTTTACGGCGCCGCTATCGTCCAGTTCGATTTTTGTTTTGTCCAGCAGGCCGGCAACAATGTCGGGATCGTGCACCTTCCCGGTGAGGGCCAGCTTCACTGCTGTATTAAGGCGCAATTCCTTGGCTTCTGTTTCGTACTTCTCCTTTGCTGCTTGATTATCCGCCTGCAACGTCTCGATTTGCTTTCTTAGCGCTTCGGCATCTCCCGTGTTCTTCTTCAACTCTTCAAGCTGTTTATCGCGCTCTGTAATGTCCTTTTCGGCCTGTTTCCTCGCCTCGTTTACTTCGTCGAACTTGGTTTTCGGGATCCAATTCCCATCCGACACTACCGCGACTTTGTGCTTATCACCAGCTTTCTGAATTACTTGGTTGTACAGTTCTTCGCCAAGTAGCTCTTTCAAATCCATATCTATCATTGCTCCTTTAATGTTTTATTTACGTGTCCACCTCACGCTAGGATTACGTTCAGTTTTGCCCCGAACCTTTAAAGAGGGCGGCGCCTAGTTTTTATCCTCATACGACAGGAGGGGTATTACTTTTTCTTCGGCACTTTCGTATTCTTTTCTTTCCTGCCCGGTATTGTTATTTCAGCAAATTCGATTTCCTTTGGTTGGGCCGCTTTGGTATCAGGTAATGGCTCAATGTACTTCGCATGCCATTGTTTAAACGTCATATCACCGTCAACATAATACACGTCAGAGTCTTTGGCTATCCGTCGACCCGGATCCTCGTAATCATCGAACGCCGCGACTGTAGTACATCTGCAGCGTGGATGAAGCGGTGCGGCATTGATTCCTATCATCTTCTCCGACAACTTGAACGTCCTGCCATCCATGCCGCCGCACACCTTGCATGTTCGTTCAGATAGGGTTGCCACAAATTGATATTTCTTCACTACTCCACTTTCCCTATAGCCGTCAAAGGTTGCTTCTGTGACTATATAGGCCGTCTCGGTGTTTATTAGTGCCTCGGCTGCGCTGAAGCTGACATCCATCCGTTTAGCGAGGAGGGCGGAAGTTTGCGCCGTGCTCCGTCCACTTGCTATAGCCTGTGATAACGTTGTAGATAGCTGAGAAACAAGCTTTTCAGTGTTTCCCCATACTCGGGTACTGTAGTTACCACCGAGCCACGGCGTCTTGACTACACGCTCTATCGCTTCGGCATCGAGTTTGGCGAACGTAACGCCTATTCCTACGCCCTTTTGTACCTCGAAGACGCTTCGGTAGTAGGTGTCCTCGTAAACGTCGCCTAGCAAGCCTCCAAGCCCCTGCTCCTGTCCGTTAGCTAACAACCGGACCTGATTCATGATCTGTAGTTCCAACGCCTCTAACCTGGATACACGCGTCCGGTAGTATACGTTGTTCAACTGCTTTGTCCACTTGCCATCCTTATTGTTCTTTGCTTTGTCGATGAATTCTTCGAGAGTCATTTTGAACTCTTTCAGTTCACCTGCATCAAGCTGCTTTTTCGCTTCAGCAAGACTCACACCATTGTTGGATGCGTAGCGGCCATAGAATACTTCAATATCTCGCTGTATAGCACGCTTAGCTCGTTCGTATTCCTTATACAGTGATTTGGTAAACTGACCTGCTTTTATATGCTGCAGATCGCCAACCTGTTCGGCGCGCTTTTGCCAGTAGTCAGCGGATTTCATTCTCCCTCACCCTCTGATCGAGGTTCATTACCGGCAGGGAAGTTGTATTGTTCGAACCGCGCCTCTGCTTTCTTTGCTTCTTTCTCACGCCGCTCTAACTCAGCCAATACGTCTCGCACCCATGGGTGTTGAGCGATAAGCGTTTCATCGGATAAAATGCCTGTGCTGTCCTTGATAGACCGGATAATACTTTCCTCGTCGATCGGCATGTCTCGGTTAAAGACAAACTCAACTTTTTCAGCACTATAGTCCTTCTTTGTTGTGTTATATAAGTGCGTATCGATGAACCATCGAAGCTGTTCAAGCGATGCCTGAAATTCCGTTTCCATGAGACTGGCGTCCAAATCAAGATCAGAGTAAAGGAATCTCAGAGCTACACCGCTTGGGGCGCTGCCGAAGTTGGCCATTTGTGTATCCACACCTCTACCAAACTCGTATATGTCTTTGCGCGCCTGCTCCATGTGGGTCTTATAGGCTTCGGTGTTAATCTCCAAACTTATGGTTTCAACTCCAGAGTGTCCATCTGGGTCATCGATTTTAATGATCCGATAAAGCGAAAGGTTTTTGCGGATCTCACCGGCCGACGTCCCCCCATATCCCTTCACAACGTAAACGCTATTAGGCAAGTCCTCCAAATTGTTGGAGTTATCCGATTTGTTTCGGTCGTAGTCATCGACCAGAGACTTAATAATCTCAACGAGAGGCTGTTCCTCCTCATTGTATTTCCACCAGATAAATGGCACCCGCCCCCAACTCCATGGTTGCTGCTCGGGTTCCTGCTCGCCATTCTCTATCAGAATGTTGAAGTGAGAGGTTTCGTCCCCAACCTCTACATCGGGAACAAGTCCTTTTCCATCCATGACGTACCGTCTTACACCCGTGGCGTCATACCATTCGATTTTTCGAACGGTCTTCCGGGTCAGCCCCTCGTATACCACAACTTGATAATCCCGGATAACGGCATCCAGAATTGTGTGGGCTTCATCGCGCCACAAAGGAATGATTTCTTCAGACCGCATTTTGCGGAATGATAGTTCCCCTTCCTCATCGTAATAGACGTACCACCAAGCGATCCCTTTATTTACGGCCTCCTTACCAGTGCTTTGAATCCTACGCAGCATATCTTTATCAAAGATAGCCGTCAGCTCTTCTTGATATGTCGTATTCTTCGTTTGAATGCTGAGTGGTTTTCCGAGAAGATAGCCAACCTTCTGATCGACGAGCTTTCTCACGAACGCATTGGCTAGTTTATTGTTAGCGAGATTGGCTACCGGTTCCTTGGCGCCCGATTCACCAATTGCCATCCGTTCCCTATCGAGTATTTCAGTCTTCGTTCGATAGTAGCGCTCCCCAATCTCCATCCATGTTCGTTTTTTAGAGGCTCGCCAATCTCCTATTTCAATTTGGATTATTTGTTCAAGCGTCGCCGCAGAGCGCGCACCGCGGATAATAATATCCTCAACCTCTTGTTGCTGATCGCTTTGCCACAGTAGCAAACAACCCCACTCCTTTCTATTCGAAACTGAAGTTCCCTTTCATATCAGACACTTCGTAATCGTCCAGTGCATACCATATTGCCGAAAATGTATGAGGGTCAATCTTGAATTCATCAGGAATAATGTTGCCCGCCTTGTCTGTCTTGTACGTCAGATATTTAAGTTCCCTTATTGTGTTCGGGCATTGGTCTGAACAAATGATCTTCTTGAACCGCTTGATTTTCTTGGTGTACTGCAGCCGGGAACCTCTGAACTTTTTAGCTGGCCTCATATTAAATCCTTGCTGCCTGAAATACTTGATCGTCTTAGGCTCTGCACTATCGGCCCTTATCAGTTCTCCGGTTTCCCTGAATTCTTTGATATCCTCAGCGGTTCGATCATCCGTCATCTGATTTTTGTAATACTCCCAATTGATGTACAGGATCTTTTCATCGTGGTCGACAGCCAGCCGCAACAGCGCATTGTATGAATCCTCGAAACCAAAGTCCATGCCAGCGCGTTCAATCGGATTCCTGATACGGCCTATGGCCTCTACAACGGCCTCGTGCGGTTGCTCCTCAAACTGAGGCAGCACCTTAATTCCGTTCACGCCAAAACGACCTTCCCGAGCAATCCGGTAAAGATCTGGATCATATTCCTTCATCTCTTCAAGCTGTTTAATATAGCTTTCAGGAAGGAACAAATTATCATCGGCCAGTGAATGGTGATAGTAGGTATCTCCAACAACAACGGTCCGCTTTTCGTATAATTCCTTATCATCCAGTATGAAGCGCTTGTTGATCTCGTCTTTGAAGAAGTGCTTAAACGTCCAATTGTCCTCGCCTACCGGGTTTGTTGAGAGCAGCATGTGTAATGGCAATGTCGGATGCCGCAAGCGTCCCAGAAGCTCTTTAAAGCCCTCATATTTCACCTCTGAGCATTCTTCAACCCACACAATCGACACATTGTTAATCGACTTCAGTTTCGCCGGCTTATCCATCCCCTTGAAGATGATCTTCGAACCGTTGGGGAATCGAATCTGCATTGGTGACGACATCGGCTTAACAATGCCTTCCACCCCTAAATCAACTATGATTTCCTCAAGCAGCGAGAAAGTAGAATCCCTGTGTGTGTCGTACACTTCCCGGACAACCAAGGCTGTTCGCTTCTCATTCAGCAGCTTAAGGATCAGCTTCAGGCCGACATGATAACTCTTGCTGCTGCCATATCCACCGACAAGGAAGTAGAATTTATGATTCCAATCGAACAGAAAATCCTCAAAATGAGGGTTTACCTCTTTCTCGATCATCAGGCATCACCCTTTGAGGCGCGCTTAATCATGATTTCAATAGGCTTATCATCGTTTCCGGCCGCCTTCTGTTCTAGTACCGCGACTTCGCCCTTCAGTTTGCTGATTCTAAGCTGCTGCTCCTCGTCTGCGTGCCCTTGACGGCACATTTCTTCGTATTGTCTTATCAAAGACCGCAGTTCACTCATCGCCCTGCTCTGCGCAGTTAAAAAGGTTGCTTGCCTGTCCCACGAGAATTGGAATTCATACTCTTCCTCTGTTATAACCTGCTCAAAGGATGATTCCTCTTTTGTGCTGGTATCGACTATCTCGTATTTGCGCTTTTTCAACTCTTTGATCATTTCATCCTTATCCCGGACATACATAATCTGTTGTGCTCGGATAATAGCGGTGTACTGGATCGTGATTTGATCCCATAGCATATCAAGCGGCGACCGCTCGGCAATCTGCCCCATGATTTCCAATGTCTCGGCAGGAAAGAATTTTTGAAAGAAACCATGCGTAACGGCATTGCTGTTTCCCTTGGGCGCTCCGCCCTCATTGCCCAGCGCGTTCTTGTTGCCTTTAGGAGCGCCGGGCTTTCCTTTATTGGTAACGTTACTATTACCAAGGGGAGCGTTACCTTTTAAATCGTCATCCCATTTGTCGAGGCTCTTCCACTTCCTGACCTGGGATTCCGTCAATCCGAGCTCGGCCGCGACATCTTTCAGCTTCATATTGCCGCCGCTATCGAGCCACATTCCCTTTGCTTTGTCCCGGTTCGGGCTGCGCGCTCTTGCCATCAGATCACCTCCACCACCTCCATATTTTGGTTAGTGTTGTTTTGCAAATAAAAAAGCCGCCTATTGGCGACCAAATGTTGTCTAAGCTATTTAACTACCGATAAAGCTCTATCTTTCATAAACAAGATTTCAATGTCTTTTTCTGATACTACAAAGTCTAAACCCCTACGCAGCGCAATATTGATCATAGCCTCCAAAACATTTTCTGATTTACTGCCTGTTGTCATCGCATATTCTTTCGCTCTTTGCTCAATACTGTTGTAATTATCTCCGAAGATAGTTAACGCTTTTTGTATTAGCTCTTGTCGCATTATTCCACCCCTTTTTCAATCACTACATCAAATGCTTATACATCTCATCCCATTCAATGTAAATGCCTTGCATATATTCGTTGTGGCTAATAATATCCGGCTTGGATTTACACCCGCTATCCACCCATTGGGTGCGGCAAAATGGCAATCCGTGTTGTTCTTGCTCATGTGTATTATATAAGAACAAGTGGACAATTTCGTATTCCTTGCCTTTATAGCTTTTCATTAAATCATTCAGTCTCGGGATAATTTTTTTCATTTCTTCCTTGTTCTCGTATAACTCAGGATCCTCCACTATGATCCTCGCCGAAACTCTTGTGGTGGCAAAAGATGTGTCTTCAATACTTACTATTGTATAGTTTTGCAATCTTCTCACCCCTTATTATCGACTATGTCATATTTCGACGCGAGGAAGGATATTCCTCCTAATAAAGAGTGCCGCCCCCTAAGGAGCGGCTATATAGAGACAAAAGGTTAGAATTAACTGTAATTAAGTGCAAATAAATGCTTGAAATATCGACTGTTATATCAAGATTGATGTAAATTAGTGCAAATGTTAGACGCGGCGCGGTTTCCACCGGAAGCATACAAGGGCATCTCGTAAGAGCAGTCTCGTATCCGGAGTTGTTTCCCGCGCCGTTTTTTATCCGTCTATATATAGGTGGCATTCGTATGGGGTATTTTTTTAGCACTCAATAAAATCAAATAAGTCAGTTTGATTTATATGGTGCCGTAATTTTTCTTCTGCGATTTTCACATTCGACTGAACCGTGCTTTTATCGATATCCAATATCCTGCCTGTCTCCGCGAATGAGAGCCCATTCCCCCGTGTCATTTCGTAACATTCCCGTTCCCGTGGCGATAGCTGCGCCAGTGCAAATTCAATGCGGTCCCGTTCCCGGTCCGTGATGCGCTCCGCTTGGACTGCGCCACCGCTGCAAGACTTGGCTACGTATGCCTGTAGCTTCAGAGGGTCGACCGGTCTTTCTCTTTGATACGCCGCCCGGCGCTCTATGCCTCTCTTGTTGCCCGGCCGGCGCCCGGTCTCCATCCATTCGATATCGTATTCACGATCGGATATCATCGCGGATAGGAAGGACATATCACTTTCCAGCGCGGCTATCTCGGCTGCTATCTTCTCGGCCTTGTCATAGGGAATCGTAGGCTGCGTGATTTTCCCCACCATCTTCAGCCAGCGCCCCCGGCGCTCCTTCAACTCGTCCCGCATTTGTTTCAATTCATCCCTCTTGTGAATAAGTGCCTTCCTGGTGTCCTTGTATTCCGGTATCAGATCCTGCATCGTCTTCACCCCGTTCTTGTCCGTAAACTTCTTTGAGAGCTTCAGATAGGATCACCAACATTACATTGGCGGCCGCGGCCTTGTCTTGCCATTGCTCGTATTCATTTGCCGCGATCGTGATGGCCGCCTTTAGTTTCCGTTCCCGGTTCTCCGTGGCGCCGCGCTTGGCAGCCAAGGCCCGGAATGTATCTTTAAAGTTGTGGTATTCACATAGGAGGCGCACATACTCTGCTTTTAATTCGTTGTAGCATTCGCTCTTTTTTTGATATTCAATTTGCCAGTCTGTTTCTACCGGCTCCTGCTTCGTATCAGGCATCCTCTACAACTCCTCCCTTTGGTCTTCCGCACGCTATCGCATATGACCAATATGACGGACAGTCTGTGCTATTAGGCGTCATCTTGGTGTCTGCAAGGCTTTCTGACACGCATTCATTTCTGTCTGGCCGTTTGGTCGGATGATACATATTCCAATAGCAGTCTGCACATGAGCATTTCCAGTCCCATTCTCCCTGTACTTCGGCAGTCTGGCGCATGACTCGTTCCATATCATCAAGAATGTCCATCCTCTACAACTCCTTTCACTTCCTTGGCTTCTCCCCATATTCCCTTGTAACAGCAACAGCAGACAGCGAGTCTGTTTCCGTTCAGTTGGTTTTTCATCATAGCCCATGCCGGTCGCTTTTCGCATAATTCGCAGATTGGTCTACTCACCCCCTGCCCTCCTTTCGCTTTCTCGGCTTGCTATGATCTCATCCAATTCAATGTCATAAATGTGCTTGCTCAAATCGGCGCACATGCCGCATATTTGTTTGTGAAATTTGAATGCACAGTTATCGCAGATTCTACTCATCCCCTAAGCCCTCCCTGTAAGATCGCAAGGTCATATCCTGATTCAATAAACTTGACACATAAATCTCTATTGCAATCATTGCCCAAACGGGTATAAACTACGTCCATTTCATCTTGGGTGAAGCTTGTCCCCAGGTATTCATTCACGATCCCACGGATAATCTTTTGATTGTAATTGCTTACGCCTTTGCAACTCGGCCTAGACAGCCAAGCCAGTACCTTTGCTTTTAAATCCATTTCGGACTGTATGTTGTCCAATCTGAAATAGATGTTGTTCTTTGGTTCTACTATCAACTCAAAGCGACAACTAATAAATGCTCACGGCGATCTCTTCGAAACCAGAGAAATAAAATCTATCACCGCTTGGATGTCATACCAGTTACTCATCCCCTGTACCTCCCTGTAGAGCGAGTATGGCCGCTATGGTGCGCTGGCGTGGTGTGGCGTTGAACAATAGTGCAGCGTACTCAGTATGCCAAGTACTTGAATGTCGAATGATCGGTTTCATTACATGATCTAATGCCTCAATATATTTAATGCTGTCCACAAACAACGCTCTGTCTTGCAAAATGTAACTATGATTACTAGCTGTACATGGCCAAAAGTGAGAATCCTCGTTCGAAAGCTGCCGCGCCTTGCGTTCTAATGTCTCGTCCGTCATTTCTTCTAACTGCACTCTTGTATATGTCATGACTCTTTACCTCCCTGCCCCGTGGGGTTTCCCTCGTAACAACAAAATGGATTCGGGCACAAATACCACCATTCGCCCCGGGCGATGTATTCGTACTCCATTTGCCAATGACACTCTGGACATTTATTGCATTCTTCATCTGGCACCGTCATGTTTCTGGTTCCTCCTCGTCATCCTCATCATCAGGGAGCATGATATCGCAATCTTCGCATTCATAGATCCCTTGATTCCAGTGCCTCATTTCGTCGCCACAGAATGGGCATATCATTCCGTTCCCTCCCCGTCCTCTATCAGTTCTCCAGTGGTTTTCCACTGGGCACTCTCCACGTCCATCCAGTCGTATCCCATTTCCTTTGCCCAGTAAATTTCCTGCTGCAATCGCTCCTCATATGACATGCCTTCATAATCTTCGTGTTCCAGATCCAGAATACGAGTGATCGTCACCGTTACCTTGGCTTTCATTTTGCATCCTCCTTCAGACAGCCCGGGCAGGTCCATCCGTCCCTTTTAATCTTCCAACCTACCATTTTGAATTCTTTTATCGCTTCGGATTTTGGGGTCATGACTGAGGAATACCACTTAGGACACTTTGCACACCAGACCGTATAATCAGTTGTGATGCTGCCGCTCATGACTGCTTCCCCTCCTTAACCCCAAATTAGCCATCCAAGAAATAGCCCAATACCAAACGTGACAAGTAGAATCACTATGCTAAACGTGATGATTAATTTGGCCGCTATTGCATCAGCGATCCCCATGACCAGTTCCCTCCTGAATGCGCTGTATGGTTTTTATGGCCTTGTCTCCTAAGTCATATATCAATGCGTTGTCAGATGCCTCGGCATACCATTCCAGCGTGTTTAACGCGTGTTGTAGTTGTTCATGTGCTGCAACCGCATCTCTTGCGTTGGCATTGGCTCTACCTTGCCATGCCTTCACTTCTTCCTGCAGCCGTGCATTCTCTTTCTCAAGAGAGCATATATAGCAACCCACTTTAGAGGCGTCGATGTTATGATGGCATTTTGTCATTGGATGCCTCCTGTATACGCTGTATGGCTTTCCTCAACGAAATTCTGGCTGTTTGCGGATACTCGCAATCGATATCGTCTATAGCTTCTTGCATGACCTTTAGTGCGTCTTGGAGTTGTGATTGAAGCACTTCAACCCTTGCGGAACTTCTCGCATGCAACGAGACCTCGTCTGTAAGCTGCTCAACCAAAATATGTTTGGATGTTTCTACGGTTTTGAGTTGCCCTTTCAGCCGTTCTACTTCTTGAATCAATGTGTAATTGGAATGCTGCTGGTTCTCGGCCGCGGTCTTCCACTGCTCCGCTATTTCCCGTTCACGTTCGTACATCTTACGGAGTCGAGCAATCTCCTCTTCTCTCTTAGCGACCGCTATGACCATGGCGCTTTTTTGTCCGTCGATATCTCTTTTCGAGTAAACCAGTTCATCCCGATCTTCTTCTGGTGTTGTAGGCGCTCCAGGCCACACACGATGCGCGTATGAAGATGTCTTATTCATTTGCTTCACTCTCCTTTAATTTGTTTCATGACTTCTTCAAAAGTGAACCTTTCTGTAATAGCCGGGTGCATATATTTTTTCCATGCCGTATCAAAAGAGCAGTTGAAAGCATGTGTTGTCTCTACAAGTGCTGAAGCTACGTATTTTATGTTCATCCCGTCCCCCCCCTTAGACTGTTTCAAAACAATCTGCACGATATAACTGACCGTTTATTAGCAACCAACCTGCTTTGTATATTCGGGCCTCGTACATCTCGTTTAATATAAAGTCATAGTTGTTATGCAATCTTGTATATTTGACTAGCATGTTACCTCCCTTAGAGGGCCCTAGCCCTCAATCTGCGTCAAAATGCATTTCAAATTGCTTGCCACATTCTTCGTTGTCACAGGTCAAAATGAATGTTTGTCCGCATTCATCTACATCTATTTCCATCCATGTTGCCCCACAATGTGGGCACTCTATTTCTGTTGCTAATACTGCCACTTCTGTATCCGCATAGGTTCTATAGATTTTAAGCACCCTCTATTCCCCCTTAGAGGGCCCGAAAGCCCTTAATGTAACCGCTCGTAGTTATTTAATAGTTGAGTTTTGGTCATTGTATAGACCTGTCGCGTACAATCGTTTGAGTGTTCGTAATGGATGTAACCACCATCCAGATCCTCGAAGTGTACATAGATCATTTCATTGGGGTCCTTGATGCTTTTGAACAGGCAATCATACTTGTATACGGCCTTTTTTGCTTTATTCACCGTCAACCCCTGGGTAAATATCAATCTCTACCGGCTGCTCGAATGTCCAATATACGGTTGCGTGATCACTGGCAAACGCTTCGTCTAATATGGCCTGTATTCGCCGCTGGATGTCCTCAGTAATGCAATCGCGTGCGCGGTCGTCCCAATCTTCGTACATTTCGTCGTATTCCTGTTCAATATAGGTGCCCAACATATATTTAGCGTCGGGATGCCATCTATGCATCTTGATCGTGTACCAGTCTGTGTATTCATGGTGCGGTTCTCCAAACTCGATGATTTCCCGTTTAAGTTCGGCCACCGTATATTTCGTGTTGTGTTCCTCTCTGCCAACTTGCACATCGTCCGCTAATTCTGATAGCTTCAAAACCTCTGTCATCGTTCTACACTCTCCCCTACGTGCAGTTTTTCATCGTATTTTTCCCAAGCCTCTTCTGCTTGTTCCTTACACTCTTCGCATACAAAGATTCCTGGGGTTTCTACTCCAGATGCTGGATCAGGATTGTAAAACCAAGACATAAATACAAGATTCCTCACTTCTCCACACGCTGGACATTGTTCATTTTCGTTATTCATGTTCCGTTCTCTCCCCTTAGGGCGCTGTAGCGCCCATAGATTTATAGATTCATAGCGAGTTGTCCTGCCTGCTCGGCGGCGTGGAACCGGCTTAACGTCAGAGCATTGCCGCTACCCGTGCAGAGTTCCGGAAGGTTGGCTCTCACAAGCGCCTCAGCGAACGGCGGGGGCACCGCATTGCCGCAGCGGGCCACTTGCGCGGCCTTACTGTACTTTTGCCCCTGGTGGTCCCGGTCGATAATGTAGTCCGGCGGGAAGCCCTGTGCGGCGAAAAGCTCGTGAGGCTCCAGCATGCGCATTCCAATATCGACAATCTGGTAATCCACGCCCGCTATCGTTACCAGCCCGAACCGATCCTTGGTTGTGACAGTGTGCAAGGGCTCGTCCAACTGCTGGCCGTTATCGGCGCTGCCGTAGTATTTGAGCAAAAATGCCCTGACCTCTCCAACATGCAGACCGCCCGCCGTGATGGTCGGCATCGGCTCAGTAACCGGCTGGCCGTCCTGGCATGTTCCGCGCAGCTTGATAAGATGTGATGTGACCAATGCATTGTGATCGACCGTTGTCACCGTACTGAGTGGTTCATCTGCTCCGTTCCCGGGGCCAGTGTATCCTCCGCCGTAGTGCTTAGCTAAAAACGCGGCAGCAAGGCCAAACTTATTTCCGCCTGCTGTCACAGTCCCGATCGGCTTGCCCAAATCAAGAATGCGTGGCTCCTGCCCGGGGCGCTCGCCGTATCCCATCTGGATCAGCGTTGGAGAAATAAGCATATGGTGCCCGCCAGTTGTAACGGTGCGAAGTGGTTCCGTGGGCGGACTGCCTGGATGACCCGATGTATTAACACCAAGAACCGGTGTAACAAGTAAGTGTTCAGCTTTGGTGGTGACGGTCGTAAGCGGATCTTCGATATCATATTGCAATCGATCGCCCCCGAATCCAGTCTGTCCGATACGGGCGATGTATGGCGTCACAAGGCCCCATCCATTCTTTGATGTGACTGTTTTAAATGGTTCTTCGATAGAATCACAGTAATGATGATTTGAACCACTGTGGTTTACCCGCACAATGAATGGTGTAGGGTTATTGATTACGAATCTTTCTATTCCCCTGGCTATTCTCCGCAGCGTATTTTCAGCCAGCGGCTTTTTCCGTTCGAATATACTCGGGCACGGAATTGACCAATCTATGATTTCAGCCGCCGTCCGCCATGGCAGCAGTTTCCCAGATTTCACTTCCGGACTTTCCGGGTCGCCGTGTGTAGGTTCCGGCCAGACGATCGGGCGACCATCGCACCGAGCGACCAAAAACAACCGCTTGCGTATGGTCGGCGCACCGTAGTCGCACGCGCGCAACTCCTGCCATTCGACGACATAGCCGTGGCGCCGCAGCGCGTTGACGAACGATCGGAATGTGCGGCCTTTCTGGCTTATGTCCGGCTGCCCGTCTTCCGTCAGCGGCCCCCAAGTCTTGAATTCCTCCACATTTTCCAAAATGATGACGCGGGGCCGAACTGTAGCCGCCCATCGCACAGCAACCCAAGCAAGGCCACGGATATTCTTTTCTACTGGCTTACCGCCCTTGGCTTTGCTGAAATGTTTGCAATCCGGGCTGAACCACGCCAGCCCGACCGGACGGCCCCGGGTCGCTTTTCTTGGGTCCACGTCCCAGACAGATTCGCAATAGTGCTCTGTCTCTGGATGATTCGCGATGTGCATCGCGATAGCGGCCGGGTCATGATTGATTGCAATATCTACGCTGCGGCCTGTTGCGAGTTCGATCCCCGTGGAGGCCCCGCCGCCGCCCGCGAAGTTGTCTACGATGATTTCACGCACTCTATTCCCTCCCTCATAGCCCTAGCTGCTTGATTATTTCTTCCGGCGTCTCTTTAACGCAGAACGCATCGTCCATTACACCGGTAATATACACAAGCGATCCTTTGGCGCTAGGTTCCATAACGTTTATGCATGCAATATGTTCGGGTGCGAAATAGATTGCTGTGCCATCTTGTAAGGTTAATTTGATCATGTCCGGTTCCCCCTTATAGGACCTTGCCGCCGTGACGCCGTGGCCGCGTGGCGTTGTATGCCATCTTTTCGGCTATCGCCCGTTCAAGGTCGATGCCGTACTCTTTTGCAATTTTTTCTACAGTTACAATTGCCTCGCCGAGGTAATAAACAGCCTGTTTTCTGTCATTGAAATCAAATTCCAGCAGGCTTGACGACAAATCCATGTGAATGCAAGCTAGTTTCCCTCCGAAAGGCGTCTGTTTCCACCGTTCTTGTGTCGGAATTTCAGATAGTTCTTTGACTTCCTTATGAAGCTTTCGGCCCCATCCATACTTTCCGGCGATGTCGAAAATCCGTATGCATACGTCCGCCAACTCCGACGGTATGCCGCATGGCTTCTTGTAATTATCTTTTTTCTCGTACCAAACTTCCGCAGGCTTTCTGCCGACCCGATAGTCTTCCAGCGCCTCTGATACCTCACTATGCACCAGTGCGATCAACTCCCCGTATGTCCGTGGTTCTTCCCACCATCCCTTATTTACAGCGTTTTGATGTGCTTCCTGTACAAGTTGGTTGATTGATTTCATATTCGTTTCTCCCCCTTATGGTCGATTGCGGGCAGCCTCAAGCACCCGATTTAAAAACAAGTCTTGTTCTAACGTGAGTATGTTCGATCCATCCAGAAGCCTGAAATTATGCGGATTGTGCCAAGCTTCCTCGATTACTTGTTCAAAGCTATATACCGTTGCTCCTGTGGCCTCCCCAGTGTCTGATGGCCGATCGTAACGGATGTAATAAACTGGCGCAGCCCCAAGTTCGTCATACAGATGTTCCAACGCTTCATATAACGTGTCGAATAACGCTCCGCCCTTGGCCTCATACACATATTTCTGCCGGATATTGATGTCTCCAATATCATTCACATGCCGTTCGATTTGCTCCTTCATCGCTTCACAAGCTCTGCGCGCCTCCTCTGCCGTTCGCTCCCTGAGCCAAGGCTGCTTTGGTTCTACATTTACTTCGCATTCGTTTGTCGCTATCAATTCGATCATGTCCGTTCCTCCCTATTTGTTTTCCCATCGTCCGATTCTTGTTAAGTCTTTCGCGAAGCGTTCAGCGTCCATATCAATTAATGCCGAGTGAGTAATGTGGAAGTATTTCCGTATCAAAAATTGCCCTTTCAATCGGTATACAGTGCCAATGTGGTAAATGTAATGCCTGTCCCAATCACCCTGAGCCTGAAGCATCGGGCCATCATTTTTGAAGGCATTGCGTAACCGAGTGACTAGTTGATCCCAGTCTTTTTCTCCGAATGACATACTGCCATTTTTGTACCAGTCCAGTTCATCATAATTTGTGCTATCATCCGGATCGGTTGTACAAGGACGTTCACCATGTTCTCGCTCCAGATGCTGCGCATATGTCAATAAAGCCTCTTGATAAATTGTGACGTGGTAGTAATAGCCGTTTTCGTCCACTCGTTGGTAGTACATGCTGATCACTCCCCTAATTGGATATCGCTTTGTACTTCATTGCCCCAGGCTTCCCACCCGGGAAATCGTTGCCGTGCAAACAGTTCAATTCGTGGGACATCGCCCATCATTTCAACTAGCCGATCCCTGGCCTCATCCGGCTTTTGACTGTGCTCCCGTCGCGGCGAGGATATATATTGCCTCACACTGCGGCTGACCACCTTCGGCCGTCCGCGTCTCGCAAAAAGACAATCTTCCGTGTTGGCCCGCGTCCAGTGTCCCATTCCGAAGTGGGATTTTCCTTTCGCCGTTTCTTTATGCCACGTAAACCCCTTCATGGTGATTAACTCGAATCCCCATTTCTTCATGACGTAGAGCGCTTCTTCCGGCATTGGAGGCACCCACCACATGGCGAGCAGACAATCATCAGCAGCCAACTCACCAACCGGCAGCGCGGCTATTTCCTCAAGTGACATGACCGGGTACTTGCATGCGGCCCCGCGGTTTCCGGCTCGAGCCTTATCACGGTAGGACCATGGCGGATCCGCGTAAATTATGGTGTACTTCATGTGCGAATCACTCCTACTATTTTCATGTGTATACTAGGAATTTGAGTTGTCTTCGCCCTCTACTTGGTCCCACATCTACCTGTTTTGCACCTTTTCAAGTTGCTCCTTCAAGTCCTCACGAACCCGCACTTCATACCGTCTCTTGGCTTGTACTTTTTTCGTTTTTTCGATGTCAATTCGAATCTGTTCCAACCCATTGAAAAAGCTTTGATTCTTGGAGAAATACTCGTATAGTGGAGTCAAAAGCTCGTTCTTGTTGAGCGCTTCACGCCGTACCCTCTTTGATTCCCCCAATTCTTTACCTATCTTGCACAGTTCCACAGCATTCAATTTTCCGAATTCTAGAAGATGACTCAAATCGTTATATTCATCTTGCCGCCACACAATCTCGTCTCTTGCGGCTGATGTTTCTGCTTGCACTATTTGACGTATATTTAATAGCGTTTCGATTATCTTACGCGGGTCAATCTTTTCCATGTGGCTCCCCTCCAGTCACTTCTTCGTTTTTCTAGGCGAAAGAACAGCTTCGACGACATCGCGCTGATATTTCGTCGCCGCGCAGCCGGTTCTAATGGCTCGGACCACTTGGGCTAATACATAGGCATCTCTTACGTTGTCACTTGGATGTTCAAAACCCCAATGCTTATATATCTGTACTGCCAGTTCGTCTTTCTTCGCATTTCCTTTTCCGCTGGCGAACTTTTTAAGCTGGGAGGGTGCGATCTCGATGTACTTGTAATCCATCTGAAACATGTCCATCCGTATGCCCCAGCCAATTCCTCCCATGATGATTCCCGATCCAGTTGCGTACCCGAAACCTTCGATCCCTACCAAGTCTCCGGGCTCCAAATTGTCGATAGTCTTGCCGATGATCTCGCACATCCGACCCGGATCCTCACCTTCTCCGGTGATTTCCATCGTATCAATGACATTTCCGAATGAGTCCAAAATGCATAGTCCCGTTTTGGTAGACGGGTCAATTCCTACAAATCTCATACCGTTCCCTCGCCTTCTATTTTCGTTTTCTAGTGACTTTCTTTTCTGGTCATAAAATTTACCGTCGGCGGATTCAACGCGCCTTCTATGCCTCGTAGGTTAGTTCTAATGCCTCGTTGTCGGCATCCTCCGCCCTAAAGCTCCGCCTGGACGATTTTTGATTTTCCTTTTCCGCTTTTGGTCCATAACCAACATTCCGATCTCGTCCACGTCCCGGCCGAACGCTCGGGCAATATCCGTTACACAAAAGCCCTCTTGCCACATCTGCCGGAATACCTCTAGATCCCTTTGCTCCCACATAAAATCCATGTCTTCGCAAGCAATGTATGCCATGTCACCTCGTCCCTTCCTTGCAGTATGGACACGGCCCGATTTGCGTTAAGGCCCCTTTTCGCTGGATTACTACCTTGCTACCGCCGCAAATAGTGCAAGTTTTCATGGATTTCTCCTCCTATTCCGTCCGTTTACATGAATCAACTTTACCCACGGTTCGATCCGTTCCATAATCCGCGCCGCCTTCTTCTTGTGCTGCTGCGGTTCCATCTTGTCGAAGTCCTTCACGTTTGTAAGGTGCCTTTCCAGTTCGGTCATAGTGAGGTTCGAAGTATATAGCGTAGGCTTCTGCTCCATACGCCGCTGCAGTACTGGCCCTAACACTTCATCCCTTGTCCATGTCGTCAACGGTTCGGCCCCAATGTCGTCCAGTATCAGTACATCCACATCTCGTATTGCATCCAGCTTCTCGCTTACTGTATTGGTCGAAATGGCCCCCTTCACTTCTTCCAAAAAATCCGGGACATACACCATTGCGACCGCCACACTACGGTTAGCCAACTCATGAGCGACTGCTCCAATGATTTTCGTTTTCCCGATCCCCATGCCGCCGTAGAGATACAAGCCTTTGACTGTTTCCCCTTCTTTGAATTCCAAGCAGTACTTCATGCATTCCGTAATTGCTGCTTGCCGCTGCGGATCGACGTCCAGTTGTTCAAACGATGATTCTGTTATTGATGGCGGCATATGATGGCTTTTAATCATGTGCTTTATTTTCTGCTGCTTGTTTAAAGCCTGTTGTAAATGGCACGGCAGCAGCCGGAAGTTGAGCAGTTCCCGGTACGGCGGATCCGAATCTGGCACCAACCTATGCCCAGGAAACTCGTTTTGGCAGGTATCCAGCCCCGTACAAGCCCGGCAATTATCACAATTTCGGGTATAGTTATATAGCTCGCTTTTCTTGCTCTTCTTTAGGTCGCAATCAGGAAACTTTTCCTTGAGCGCAACTATGTCCGGGTGGTGCTCGAGCTCTGCTTCCATACGCGCCAAGCGTTCTTTATAATTCGGCGGGATTACCTTGGCTTCGCCTAAGACCGCGCCCATATCTTTCAACCGGTATCACCTCGCATTTTCTTGAGTTGCTCAAGCAAATCTATTACGTTCTCCTTGCCTTTCTCTCCGGGCGGAACGGTATCCGCCTCCGGGACGGCCCCCGACGCCTCTGCAGCGGGGATGGTGCCCTGCTTAGCGTGGAGAACGAATACAATCGGTGAACAGCGTTTTAGAGACCTGATTTCATCACGTTGATGTTGAGGCTTAAAAGTATCAAAGGCTTTATCTATTCCGTTCAATACAGTTCGAAGCGGAATACGATCGGAAATGTATTTATCTATTTCGCTTTCGTCTGTATTTGAAAGTACCAGCCCTTTACCTCGACGCTGAAGGTACTTAGCCGTAATCTTCGATCGATATTCTTGAACTGAAATCTTTCGTTCAGAGTCGGTATCTGAATTATCAGGAACGGAATCCTGTTTTTCATTCAGTCCAATAATTGATTCGATATCGTCGGGCCGGCTCTCTTTCTCACCATTCTTTTCATTCTCTTTATTCTTTACATTCTTGTTTGTGCTCATTTGTTGCTCATTTGTTGCTCGTTTGTTGCTCACTTGCTGCTCATTCTGTTGCTCATCATCATTGTCTGAACCTTGATAAAGTGCCCAGTTATCAATGGTTACGACGCTAAATTTGTTGCTCGTTTTGATGCTCAGAAATCCGCCTTTTTCGAGCGACATAAGCCATCTCCAAACGGTATATTCTGAAACTTGATCCTTCTTCTTTAGACCGTTGTTGTACTCCGAATGAAGCTCGAATCTACCGGTTACAAATTGGCCTGGCTCGAGCAAAACTGTCTGATTCCCGACAATCTGCTCGCGCCGTTTATGGGTTGCCGTAAGCAAGCAGATTGTCCATAGCCGATACAATTGATGGTTGTTAAAAATGGCATTGTATCGGATCTTTCTATGAAGTTTTATCCAGCCTTGCATACCACCCACCTGCTTACAAAATAATTTCTATTGTTCGAGGACTGTTCGGCTTACGTCTGATCTTCCCTTGTGCTTCTAAGGCATCAATATGACGTTGCACTGTGCTTGTGGATGCAAGTCCCACCTTTTGCCCAATCTCTCGCACGGTTGGTGGATACCCTCTTGAAAGTACATGTCCTTTAATAAACTCAAAAATTTCTTGTCGTTTAGGACTGATTTGGCCCCGCATGTATTTCACCTTCTCCCTAAAACCGTATTGATTATGTGCGCTACCAATCGTCTGAACCGTATGCCTTCTTGTGCACCGTCCAGCCAGCGGTGACACTCCGTGCAAAGGTGCAGCAAGTCCGTGACCTTGGTCTTCCAATCAAGCTGTTTCCTCCCGGTCAGGTGCGCCCTCTCTGTTGCCCATGCCTTCTCGCATAACTCACATATGCCTTTGCTCCGTTCTTTTAGCTCCGCGTCCACAGACGGGCTTATATCGCCCTTTTGCTTCTGCGTATCCTTAACTCGCTTGCTTTTTAATTGTGTTCCTTTAGAGTAAGGGCGAAACGGTAAAGTCAATTTCTTTCGCCTCCCTCTCAATACAGACTTAACTCCGAATAATGTTTGATCTGCTTGATTACCTTGGTAGCTCGGCAAAACTCGCATTTCTCACAGCGAACCGGTTCAACCTGCCCCGATTTTACGGCCTTCACACGTTCAATGTTGTTCCGTACAATCTGCAGGCTGGATTCAATCACGTCGTAGTCGAAATAGATGACTTCATGGTCGGGCGGGTCCTGCTTGGTCACGATAACCATATGCGGGAGCAACCACTCCTTCCGTCCCGTACTCCGTTTTTCAATTTCGGCATATACGGCCATTTGAATCGTGTATCCGTAGTGGTCTATAAAATTTTCATAGCACTGCGCTTCCTTGTTCCACCACTTGCCATCCATTTCTTTGATCGCCTTCAAGTCCGTAAATATGCCGGTCCCAGGCTGGTAGCTGTCCATCATGATTTTCCATGGAATCCCAAACAGTTCAGCCGACATAATGACTTCCTTTTCTCCAGCCAATGCCTTCATGGCAAGCGGATTACGTTCTAAAACTTCAATCATTTTGTTGCAATGCCTGAAATTGGACTTTAGCTGCCCTTTTGTATCCCCTCGACTACTGAAAAAGCTAGGGTTACTTTCTTTAAATTCATCGAGAACGCCTTCGTTCCAGGCGTGAAGGTAGTGCCCTTCATCAAATGCTTCCTTCCTTGGCCGCTCATATTCGCCACTTAGTTCGGCCATTGTCATAGCTTCACAGCCGCCATAAGCGGGCAGGAAGCTCTTAAACTGGCTTACAGACATGTAATAAAGGTTGGCTTTATGACTGTAATAGTTCTCCTTAGTTAACTCCATCAGGATCACCCAATTTCGCTTCTAGCATTGTCAGGAATTCTTCTGCCGCTTCTTCGCTCAACTGAGCCAAACCAGAGCCATAAATGGTCTTACATTGATGTTCTAGTAAATTTATTTTTAATCCGAGTTTTATCCAGGTTTCTCTTATCTTGGCCTGTATTTCTTTGGATGCTTTTTGCTCGAATTTCTTCTGGAAAGCATCTGGGTCGTCTTTATCAGTCGGAATATTGAAGAATTTCAAAATGAAATATTTTTCACCATAGGTTAATGCCTTACCTACTCCCTTTTCTCCTGCAATGTCCACACCCTGTGAATACCACGGACATTCAACTGTCTCGGAAGGGTTGTCAGCATTAACCCACGTCATAGATAACGTTAATTCAGTAAAATATGTCGTTGTTTTTTTAGGCTTTTCTTTATCGATAAACTCTACCGTTTCAGTAAGGAGAGACTTGTCCAAAATTCTTGGAACTAGAATCAAACCCATTTCATTGATTTTGTCCCTAACTGATGCTAATACTTGAGCACTTCCGGTATATTTGTATTGCTGGGATGTCTCTTCTTTTTTCAGATAAGAGACAGACTTCCTTACCTCCAGTAATTTTTGATAAATATTCAGCTTTTCAGTGCCCAACTTTACAACCTCCTAGAAAGTGTGTTATTGTGTCCGTAACAATTTTTCTTAATCGTGTGAAGTGGTCGCGGCCCCCACCGCGGCCATTTCGCTTTCAACTTGCTGAAGAAGCATTATCACTTCTTCCAAATCGTGCTTCATAAACCAAGAGATTTCATACAGTGCGTTGCCCGCTGATACGCCTTGCGTTTCGTGCTGCAGCTTCTGAAGCTTACAGAGCGCCTTCCTGATTTCTTCCAAGTTCTCGCCCCCAATCTACTGGCTTTCTCACCATGATATAGACCGAACACTCGATAGCTTCCTTCATGCAGTCCTCACAGTGTGGCTGCTCGTCTTCATAGCAAAGGTATTCAGCCGGCCGCCCGCATCCGCATTCAGGCCTCATGATTCCATTTCCTCCAGTAACGCTTGATACCATGCTTGTGCGCCGCCCACAGTCCCGAAGACTAGATATCGCGTAAGCTGGCAAGCATTCCGGTCCGCATCACACGCCGCTGCGATCCATTGGCTCTCATCTGTTTTCATCTGCCACCCTCCGTTCGTCTTGTATCTTTGCGGCCTCAAGGATATCGATCCATTCATTGCCGCGTCTGACATACAATTTGTTCCCTTTCCGCTTACCGCCGCTGTATCGAATCATGTTCATTCTCCTTTCCTTATTTTGGCTGTAATCTCTCAACCTTCCCTATTACAATAGAGTTGTGAAGGGAGGTGAATCCAATGGCATTGCCAAAATCCGTCTTAGATCTTATTGACTTTAAGAGTTATCACATTTCACGCTATGCCGATACGGTTGAACGTTTAAAATCAGGTGAAACGGTACAATTCGGACCAAATACGAAGGTTGTAATCTTAACCCACTCTGCACAGGTAACCGGAACCCTCATCGATACGTTGACCGAAAAAACTAATGAGTCGGAAACCGAAAGTCAAATCTTCATTAGGACCTTCTTACGCACCTTAACCGAGTCACTAATTAAGGAATTGAGTGGTAATGAATCTGGAAAGCCTGTCGAAAAAGCAGCATTCTCTAATGTCTTTAAAGTCATCAATCTCAAGGATGCTCAGGTTACTCCATTCGCCGATCCCCAAACTGTTTTTTCTTACAGCCACTTAACCCTGTATACAGATCAGGTTGTAGGAATAACTTTTGGAGAGTAGTACTAATTTTTTCAACATCAATACCATTAATTACTGTTGGAGCTATCGTTACAGTGGTAGCTCCTTCTTTTACAACCACTATCAATGCTGGCCCTTCCACGTTCATGCTGCCCTTTCCTATGCCCAGATCTATTTTGCATGTCTCTCCCGCGCTCACTTGGAACGTGTGTGTTTTCATGTTCATTCCCCTTTCTTAATTGGCTTCCCGGCGTGGTACCCAAGCATCTACATATCGGAGCACGCCTTGGAGATCTTGGCGCCGAACGTCTTTGTAACTCGGAACTCCCCAACGGTCCTTAATCTCCCTGTGTAACTGCCGGAACAACCCGGACCGCAGTTCCTTGTCTGACTCGATGCTGCATACCTTCACGTTGACTGCCTTCTGTAGCCGGCGCTGCTCTCCGCTGTTAAGTGTGATCTGCTTGTCTACCTTCTGCTCGACCGTTTCGATCTTCTGCTCCAGTTCTGGCAGCTTGGTCATCATCTCGGCCGTCTGCTTGAGTGACAGAGCAATTGCCTCATTAGGTGTAAGCGTTGGAACTATGTTTTGAAGCTGCTGCCGCATGCGCTTGAACTCCCCCAGAAACCGCACCTTCATTTTCATGGCCTCGGGCGTCGTGTAACTCATTGCGATGATTGCGAAAGCATCTTCGGTCAAATCGTATTTTGGATACCATTGTTGATTTTGTGGGTGCTGGTATTGGGTCTCCTCAAAGTTGATGACACCCCATTCTTGTTCTCCTGCTTCGGCTAGTTTAGCAAGTTGTACCTTGATGTCCCGCATTACATTGTCGTGAGTCTTGTTGAACTTCTGAGCCACTGTCAGGCTGTCGGTGAAGACTTGTCCATTTTGGATGAATACTAATTGGTTCATGTCTTTTCCCCTTTCCTGTAATTGTCTAGATTTACCTTTTCCTTCTCGATAAAATGAAATTGTCCAGATTACATTTCACAGAGAAGGGAGGTGAGCGAAACATGATGATAAAAACCAAAGATTTTAGAGACTTTCTTGAATTGGTGCACTCTAGCAAGAACCACAAAGATGATTGGGCTATCACTTTGTATTCAAAAAATGAAGTGTCACCAGGTATATCATTCACTGGAGATGAGCCTAAGTTGATTCGTGTTCGACTTGTATACTGCTGCTCATCATTCAATTTAGTTTTTGAAAAGAATTTCGATAAACATGAGTTTGAAAGTGAATACATGGAATCGAAAATCTTAGAATTAAAAGCTATGTCAGTAGTGAAAGAATTTGAAAAGATTCATATTGACTATTCAACACAGTTGGTAACTGTTAACGACGTTCATGGCGATTTATAACCATGTACCGGAATGCTTGCAATTGGAGTAGTTGAGCCGTAACCTCAGCTACTCTTGTTGTGAGTACTGTCATGTTGAAATCTGGATTAGAGAAATACTTCGCAACCTGTTCTTCCAAGCTCTCCAAGCATACGTTCAGGATATTTTCAATGCGGTCGATGCTGGATGTAATTTTTTCGATGGTCTCCTTTCTGGTCAATTCCTCCCGCACAATCTCCCTAATACGTTGTTCATCTAATTGGTTCATGCTG